AAGATTACCAAGCCACTAAACCTTGTCACCATATCCTCTACCCACGAATGATCTAAGTGTAGGTAAGTGAAACCTATCAGTCCACCTAGTAGCAGCCCTATCCCTGCACCTAACTCACCGTATGCTGCAAACCACCACACAATATAAGGAAGATCAAAGGACTCAGCCCCATCGAGGGTAACAGGAAACTTCGATAGCCCTTGCTGTATAAAAATAATAGCTAAAGGTATCCTGAGTAACCAGTGAGATAAACAAAACTCTGGTAGCATATTTAATATTCTATTCATGCTCACCCCCAAACATTCTACCGCTAGTAACATTATCAGTTGGATCATTGTTGGAACGTTTGTTAGCCTCTCTGTAAGTCATAGCGGTAATAAATATACCACCAATAACCAAAGTATGTCCCATACCACTAATGGCAAACCAGAAAATGTTACCGATCCACAGTGCAAAAATAGCACTCCACATGTACGCTAGTATCTGAAACACTGCGTGTGCAGCCATTGGATCTAGCCTTTGTATATGACGCAAGGGAGAATCCTGTATAGTCATTACACTATTCCATGCCTCTTTAAAAATATCGAAAATACTTACGATACTCAACGGTACAACTTTTAATTTACCACTCATCTTTTTTCCTTTTTATTTAAATTCATAGGCGAATAAACCTCACCGTTATACTGTGACCCGCTTTTGTTAGGTCCAACTTCAACACCACTGTTACAGCCAAAGACAACCACCATCAGAAATAAAACACTGTATATGCTGGCTCTCTTTGACCACAGGATAAACATATCAAATGTTCTCTCTGCCTCTAGCTGCGCTGCCTCTCTAGGTGTCATGCTCACCTTCCTGCTTTTTCTTGAGGTCAAACATCTCATCATAGGCATCTTGATTTATGCAATTTACCATCTCTATAATACCCGGTAGCGCACCGTCATACGCTAACATCAATCCATGAACATATTTCATAATTTGTGTTTTATTTGTTAGCGTAACTCTGCATTCCATTTCAGAATTATATACTGGATTATTAAAGATAAACGTATCTCTCGTTCCGTCCTCATTATAGGACAAAAAGAAAACCATTACATACCATTTCATTTTATTTCCTTTCTTATCTTTATACTACATACCTAGCTGTTTTATATTCAAGGTCAGTGTGAACAATACCATGCCACCCTGACAGTTTATTTTTAACAACATTAATATGTCTTTGATTATCTTCCTCCTCTTGTCCCTCAACTGTAGGGTTCTTAGAGATCATTAACATAAGATCAGCTTCTGCTGCCTTACCTGTGCGACTACCCTCCATCATGGCTTGGTTAAGCACAACCTTACCTTCTGCGTCAGCAGATAGCTGAGACATATAAAACATAGCACATTCTTGTTGCTTGGCAATTTGTCTTGCCTGTACAGCATTAGCTTTTAGTGCCTCATCAGGTCTAGCAAATCCACCAGTACGTGCAAACTTATCTCCCATGTCTAGTATAACTATGTCAGGCTTGTAAGACTTGCACACAGACTCGACCCAATTCATGTCACGGCCTGTTGCGTCTTTGAACATTAGGTTGCCTCGTATCTTGTCAAATACAGCCATAGCTTGATGTTTATTCTTTGCTATCTCGTACTTGTCCATGCCTGTAGCTGCCGTTATGTAACGATGCACAACACGGTGATACCCCTCTTCATTACACAGGACAATCACCTTTGCACCTTGCCATGCAAAGCCATTAGGTGCAGCCACCAGTGAGGCATGAAAAGATGTCTTGCCTGTATTGGGTCTAGCACCTACCTCAATTAGGTGGCCTGCATTTACACCCTCAATCTTGCGTGTCAATGTAGGTATATTGAACGTCCACTGTGACTCAAGATCAGTCATGGCAAGGATAGTGTCAATGTCTATGTCCTCCCACTCAATACGTAAGTTAGGCGTAAAGTCATCACCATATTGCTCAAGCATCATACGCAATGGCTCAAGGCTAGTCTTGTCACCGTTCACATAGTCAAAGCCAAGGTTCGCTATATCTTCACCTACTACCTGTTGAAACAGTTTAGATAGCACCTCTTGTGCTACGTCACTGCCCATAGGTATCTGCTTGTTCACCTGCATAAACAGGTGGCTAAAGGCTTGCTTCTGTGCGGTAGTGAGAGTTGGGTTGTTTGCCATAAACAACGACTCAATCTCTGCTGGTGTAACTGTACGCTCGTAACGATCCATAGCTGTATCAATAGCCTGTTTTATTTTACGGACGTCTTTACTAAACAGTCTGTCAGGACAACGTGCACCACGATGTTCATCATAGAAGTCTTTGTCCATAAGACTCCGTATCAGTGATAGTTCCATAAATTAATCTCCTAG